TTTCTCGCCCATTTTGACTCTTCTAATTGCTCTTTTGATTTCTTCTTTTTTTTGCTCATTCTTCTTCACCTTCAGTTTCCTCCTGTGTTTCGGGTAAGTATCCCCAGTTGTTTATGCGTTTGTGAGCCTTAATAGCCGTGTCTTGAATAAAGGATGGGTCGACTACCTCTCCGTTCTCTGTCTTCGCTTCTAGTACCCTTGTCGTTCCATTTTGACAGGCTAATTTTGCATAATACCGTTTGCCACTCTGATTGAACCAGATGACCGTACTCATCGACTAATCATGTACCCCATGTCGTATGCCCACTTTGGATTCTGATGAATCTTGTGATGGCACTCGAAGCACACCGAAAGGAAGTATTCCACCTCGTTCAGCCTGTCTCCGAACCTTCCTCGACGGTGATGAACTTGGCTCGACATTTTAACTCGACAGACTTGGCACACAGGATTGTTGGAAAGGAACTTTTCCCTCACATCCTTGTACACCTCATTCTGCCTTCTCCTTTTGGACGATGCCTGTCGAAGTTTCCCACCCCTTTTTAGGGGAGTTTTGCGTTTGAGTGGGGAGCGTTTCAATTTTACAGTTTGTTGTAAAACTCGATCAGAGGCTCAAGATCTTTCTTGATAAGACTCTTTCGCTCCTGCGACCAGCTATCCACTGGAGACTTTCGAATCTCCTGCTTCAACCAGCGCACACCCTCTTGCGACCAAGCCACAAGATTGAATGACGGTGACAATGGATCGTCCTCGATCTCGTTGTATTCTGCCAGAGTCTTACGCATGTTGATCCGTAGCTCTGAAACAGTCCACTCGTTTTCATTTGCCTTCTCAAGCCACTTCTTTTGTTCCGTGGTATCCAAGGCCGCCACCTCACGGTGATGTGACCATGATAGAGTCTGGAAACGATTCTTGGCTGGAACCTTTGAGGATACGAAGTTACAGGCTTTTAGGTAGTCTTGGCGATGCTTTGTCACGGCTTCTGCCTGTGAATACTTCTGGCCGTAGGTATGCTCCCCAAACACTAGCCAGTCTCCGATCCACCAGTTTAGACTGGATTCCATGCCTGTAAGAACTTTTCCTACATCCAGCCATTTTTCGATTGTGTGCTTTCCCTCGATTACCAGTTCCATTGGTTTGAACTGGAATCCGTCGAGGGCTAGACCCATGGGTTGCGCTACTGTTATTTCATTATTGTTTTTCATGTTTTATTTTCCTATGGTTTGCGAGTCGATAAGACTCTCTTGATAGTTGTGATTTCATAAGCCTTGGTGGCTGGAGGTCAAGCTTTTCACAAAGCGAAACAAGCTGTTTGTCGAGAGCCTGTTTAGAAACGCCATACTTTTTAGCAAGATCTGTAAGAGTAATTCCCTGCCTAAGTCGAATGCCAGTAGCACAGGCATAAAGATCTGCCGTCTTTCTAGGGTTGGATGAGTCCACAATTGAACATATGACCTGTGCGATAGCTTCCCAGACCTTTTCTGAAAGCTGACTTTCAACATACTGGGTGAGGGCTTCTTGTACCGTGATAGACTTATTGGAGTTGTGAATTGCCGACAGGTAGATTTTCTCCACGACAATACGAAATTCTGGAAGTGTTTTTGGAATTGGTTCTCTGAATGAATGGATTGATTCACGGATTAAGTCCTCTATGGTATCTATGTTTTTGGATGGATCATCGTAATAACTAGCCGATGGGGAATCTGCTGGATCGTCCATGAGGTTGATTGATATACAACATGTAGATCATATGTCTATACATTTTGTGTTTATTCATATGGGCTTCCAGCATCTATCCATGCGTAGCGATCCTTGTAGCCTAACCGTTTCCAAGCTGGATCACTTTGGCATGATGACTGACTTGGTTTTGGTTTGATTTTAACCTCAACCGTGCCTTCGCATTTGTTTAGCCAATTCACAATGAATCTAAGGGTCATTCTGCGACCTTGCCTTGTGGCTAACCAAGCCTTCATTTTGCGAAGTTCGTCTTCAACTTTAACGCCTCGCTTCCGATGCTCCTCTAATACTTTAGTTAACTTATCTTGATCATTATCTGTATTAGTATTATCAATACTATTACTATTGCTATTGCTACACACATCGTTTGGACAATGACTAGACACTAGCTCTTCTAATCTGTTGTTAGACTTACTTTTACGCCATTCAGCCTTTTTTGACTCCTCACGAATCATTCTGCGACAGAACACCGTTCCATCACTAGCTCTTGCATATACCCCAGCCTCAACGAGTTCCCTATCGAGATCCGTAACCTCATCAGAAGAGAGGTGGAGCTTTCGCTCCAACTGCTCCCTTGTGATGGGGCTAGAGTCTGCATTCAATAAGTACCCCCGACGAGGGCTGTTATGCATGATTAGGAGAAGCTCAAACCAAAAGCCCCTAGCCGATATGGACAAGTGATGTGTGTCACTTGCCCAATCGGAAGGGAAGAATTTAAAGTAAGGTAACTTCAATGTATGTGTGGGTAATACTTATTAGCCCACTGCCAATACGCCAGAATTCCGAGGAACGCTGGCTTTGCTTTTGCCAATTCCTGTTCGTCCCATTTGTGAAGCTTGATCTGCAAGTCTTCCGTGGAACTAAACAAGATGTTCGCACAGGCTACATCTTCACCCAGAGCCAGCCGATAGGCAGACAGTTGGATGCAGTATGAGTCCCATGCCGTCAATTTTTTACCCTTTGGATCAGAAGTTTTAAGGTCAAGCAAAGTGCGCTCTCCCTTTTTTGTTCCATCCTTTAAATATGCGAGCGTATCGAATCTTCCAGCAAATCCGTACTCTTTACAGATCACCACAGATTCAGATTTCTCAATCGACAAGATGTTTTCCGACTTCCACTCTAGAAGCATCTCGACCCGCTTTTTATCCAGATCGGTTTGCTCCTCAAGCTTGATAGTATCAAGACCTTCCCACAACGAGTGGATATGTGTACCCTTTTCCATTGCCTCACGGCTCTGGGCATTAGAGTCCTCATCCACCCTAGCGATGAATTGCTCATCAGTCTCTCCACGAGTCCTCTGGAGAGTAAGCAGTGAAAGGGCGAACCTCTCCCGCTTATAGTTCTCCAAGCCGTAGTTTTTGCTGGCAGACATGGCGGTAGTTACCGATGGGAAAGCCCTGCAAGGTCTTGCCATCCGTAGCCCACCCTCAACTGCCATTCCGTATTGGTCATAGAAGTGACCAAAGCCCTGTTTCTGTGCTGGTATGATTGTAGCCATTTTAGAATGCCTCCGTTTCGTTTAGATCATCAACATCGTTTGCGGCCGTATCCAAGGCATCACGAAGCTTCTGGGAAGCATCATCGATTTTACCCTTATAAGGTTGTGGGTTCCACTCACGAATCCACCAATCCAAGCTCTTTGGAGGCAGATTGCCCAAGGCAGTGCCTTTGTTCTTTCCGAAGTGGATCACTACTCCTCGCCAGTCTTGACCGCTTCCAGAGCCATTTACAGGCGATTTTTCGCTATTCCCTTCAGTAGTGTGAGTCTCGACTGGTTGTTCCAGTTCGATCTTTGGTGCTGGCTTGGCTTTGATTACTGGCTGTGCATGTCCTCTGCCCATTGCCATTTCACCGTCATCATCCTCCTCTGCTACTACTCCGACGATAGATGCCAAGGCATACCGCCGTGCATAGGTGATGGCAGACCCTACTGCCTGTGGATCGTTCTTGATGGGATTCACTGGATAGAGTCCACGCACCCACTGACCCGACGAGTGAAGTAGAGTCGTTACCAGTGCCGTCTGGCCGTTGATGATCGTTGTGGGTTGGGTAACCACAAGGTCATTATCCAGAAGCGCAGTTTTACAGGCATCTACTACCGAACCGAAGTCTGCGTACTTCGATTTGAAGAATGGGTTGTCATTCTGTTTTTTAGCAACCTTCATCTTTCCCCAAGCACTGATGAGTGCCTTGGAGATCAGATCTGTTTTTTCTGATTGTAACTGCATTTCCATATTTTCTCCTTTATGATTTTAATTCTCTGGTCTGAAAGAATCCAGCCAACTCTGGCTCTTCATCCATCAGAATCCGTGCATAGCGTGAGGAATAGTTGTTGTTAAGCTTAAAGTCTGGATCAGTTGTCTCCAATGCCCTGTGGAATCGGACAACCTCCACGATGGCTTTTATGCCATAATGGTTCCATCCCTTTCGCTTCAACTGCAATGCCCGATCCCGAAGAGCCGTGTAAACCTGTGGGTTTTCAGCGTGAAACTCTTGGAATTTGGCTTCAAGCCGTGATTCGTCCTCGAATCCAAGCTCGCACTGTTCCGCAACTTCAAGCATGGATTTTCGCCTTCTCGAAGTGTTTTTTCCAGCGGATTTTAGCATTCAATCGGTTAGCCTTTGTTTTAGCGTCCGATCTTTTGCTTCCACCCTTGGCTCCAATCGAAGCCATATATTTTCTGATTAGTGTATTTGGTTCCATGTGTCCTCCTTTATGCAGAGCCGTTTTGACTTTGACAAGTGTTTTCTTGCCCAAGATCAAATATGGCTTGCGTTGCCTGTCCTACTGCCTTTGCCAATTCAGTCTGCCCAGAATGAATGGCTTCCGACACCTTGCAGAAATGTTCCCGCAAGATTTTGTTTTCTTTCTTGAGTCTGAAGTTCTCTTCCTCCAGTTTTAGCTCAAATTGCTCTGCCTCGAATCTCATTTGATTTCCTCCGTGTATTTAGCGGTAAGGCATTTGATCTCATCCAAGAGTTCAAACAGCCTCCCATATTTAGGGTCATTTACTGGAAGCTCCTCCCAGTATGTCATCGCACTGAACCACGCACCATTAACACTCCAGCAGAGGTTTTTGATTATCGTAGTTGCGCTTTGGCGGGTAGGGTTTTCCGACAGCTTGCCTCGCATGGTACGAGCCAAAATCGTAGCCAGCCCAATAGGCGAGTCCGTCAGCTTCTTTGATTTGCTTCTCGGTTTGGTCATGTTCATATTCAAGATCCCAGCACCTCCTTCCTACATAGTATCCAAGAGCGAAAGCTTGCCTTTCGACCTCAGATGTTTTTATTGATCCAAAACTATCCCCCACCTTTGGAGGATTGTAAGGATGTTTAGTTACATCTTTGTTCTGCTGTGACATGCGTTCTATCGAAGACCACATCCTCCGCAATTTCAATCATTCGTTTGGATGGTTCTTTTACTAAGGTGTCGCCGTCATAAATCTCCAATCCGTCGATCCACATCTCATTCCCCTCCGACTCCCAGTTATGGCGATTATCGCTACCCCTCATGCCCCAAAATTCATAAGCCCCAATGCCCACTCTCTCCATGTAACAGCGGTGGAATGCCACCCCCAGACAGTTGTATTCCTTGCCCTCAAATTTAAATTTGAGTTCGTCAAAATATATTTCATGTTCTTGTGAGTTCATGGTTAGTTCCTACAGATTACGATGCGGATTGGCAAGAATTATTTTTTAGATTACCCCCGCAACCTTCAGAATCTTTTTTCCAAGCCTTCCGTGTGTGTCGATTTTAATATAGCGATCTACAAATTGAGCCAAGGGATGATTGCTTGTAAGATCGAATTGTGGCCTTGTTCCTATAATTCTTAAATATCCTCCACACTTGTCTCGACGAACCGTGTAGTTCCTTGCGTTAAATGTAACATCAATCTCTAAGCTTTTATCGGTTTGATCGTTGTTCACTTATTTAACCTCCACTTTTACCGAGTACTTGCGAGTCGCTACCGAGAATGAGTAAACCAGCTTGCCCTCGCCCCGCTTGTTCTCGTCTGGGATCTGCACCCCGACATCAGCAGTCAGCCGTGATACGCACCCAAGGGGATGAACCCGAATCTTGATGTTCTCGACTGAATCGACAATGTGACGATTACCAAATAACCCGCCATGGCGAACCCGATCAAATGCCACTTCTGCAAAGTAGGATTGATCGCACTTACGCTGGATGGCTTTCAAGATTTTCTGCTCGATTTGCTCTAGTTTGTTCATTTCGCTAACCTCCTATAAAGATCGAGTTCGACGGATTGAATTTCCACTAGCGATTTTCTGTTAGCCTTTGCCTTGCGAATCTCTTTAAGAAGATTACGCACAAATGGCGAAGCAACTTTTTTTATTTTATTCATCGTGGTTTCCTCTCTTTCTGTAGTGAGACTATCAGATGCTAGGCGGGTTGGCAAGCACTTTCTTCTGCATAAATATCCTTGGAGACGATCTCCAGAGGCTCCTTCACCCAGCCCTCACTTGGGACAATGCTGACACCAACATTGACCTTGCCAGCGAGTTTTGCATTCGCCTTGCGGATCACTGTGCCGATGGTGTAGCCCTTTTTCTTGATGGTTGATGCCCTTGCAGGACGAGAGGGCAGGAACACTGGAGGATTCAAGAACCTACCGTTCGAATCGACCAGCGACCATGCGCTACCATAACGAGTCTGGATTTTAAGGGCTGGCTTGTAATTCCCCTCAAGATCAAAGATCGCATCAAACTCATAAACCCCGCCACCCTCAAGAAGCTCTGCATTGGCGTGATCTAGCCGAGAGCAAAGATCGCTTGCCCACTGGGACAAGAATCCGTCGGTATCGCATCGCTCAAAAGAATCAACGGCCTCCTGTGCCTTGTTAGACGATGACTCCCTAAGTTGTTTTGCTTTTTCGAGTTGTTCCGCTGTTGCTTGGTATTGGTTGTTCATTTTGTGTTCCTCGCTTTCTGGGGTTACTCTACTACATTCGAAGCTGGTTGGCAAGCATTATTTGCTGGGAAAACCCATTTCCCGTAAGTTTTTGAAAGACCCAATAGTTGCTCTTTTTCGATTAAACATTCTTGAATAATCCTTTTGGTTTGAGTGGGCGCACCATCCTTGTCCGTTTCTTGGTATATTCTTACAGAAGCCCCAAGTAGTGTTGATTTTGTTGATGGCTTTGAAAAGAACGAAAATTTCCTGCCATCGGAATCTTTGGCTGTGACCCTTATCAATTTCCCGATTTGAATTAGATCATTTAACTCATTCATTACGCAATAGAGTCTATACCATGCTAACCCGCTTTGCAAGCATTATTTTAGGCTTGCGTAAGGCATTGATGACACCAGCCTAACGGTATGGCATCAAAGCTTGAGGCGAAGTTTCTGCTCTACTGGAGGTCATCCAATGGCACTTCCTTGGAGGTTGAGTACCGATTCTGTCCAGAGCGCAAGTGGAGATCAGACTTTGCCGATGTGAATGCCAAGTGCCTCTTCGAGATTGAGGGCGGTCAATGGATCATGGGCAGACACCAGCGAGGATCTGGTTTTGCCAAGGATGCCGAGAAGTACAATGTTGCAAGCTATCTAGGATGGAAGGTATTCCGAATCACTCCCTCAATGCTTACCCTAGATTATGTGGAAGACTTAATTAGAATTTGTCGAGGTCTTGCGGTTTCGAACAGCTTTATTTCTGGGAAGCGGTAGTTTTTTTACTACTCGATAATGGTTGATCGGCATAATTCTTCTGCCAGTTACATCTATTACTCTGAACTTTTTCATCTCCAAAATTCCCCTTCTGCACATATCGGCCAGCATGAGGTGTCGCCCACCGCCCCTTGTATAAGTTAATCCAAAACTCTCCATCACCTCTCCAACTTTTTTCCACTCTGGAGAAACTTTATCCTCTAGGTCTTTAATATATCCAATAAGCGTGGAAGCCCACTCGCCCTCGATTGGCTTATTCCATTTTTTACCCTTCATATGATCTTAAAGTCTGTTGAGACAATCCAATCACCGCTTACTTTTCTTGCTTGATGCACAATGAATCCTCCGTTGTTTAGCAACAATCCATACACAAATCCGTTCTCTTGAGCAAGTGCAGAAATTGTGGCTCTGTTGTACTCATAGTCCAAACGGCATAAGCACCCAGCGATCCAGCCCTGTCTAGGAGTCAGTCCTTCTACCGTTGCCTGTTGGATGGTGTGACAATGCCCCATCACGACATTCTCTCCGTAGCCTTGGAGAGTCTTGCGGATTGCCATGGCTCCATGAGCATACCCATGCAGAAACAACAGTCTGCCCTCACGATGAATTCCCTTCCGCTTGTCATATGGGTAAATAATCGTTCCTTGCTTCTTGCACAGATCCTCGATTTCGTTCACTCCGTTCTGAGCCGCATCCCGCTTCAGTCCATCCTCAACATTATTATCTGCCAGATCCCATAGACGCTCGCAGTGATTTCCCCTTAAATAAACATTCGGTTTCCATTCCTTTAGAAACTCCATGCCCATAGCTACATCGTCTGCGATGCTTTCTGCCTTCTCTGCGTTTCCTGCTTTCTTTCGAAGGCAACGAAAGTCGAACAAGTCTCCCCCGAAAATCTTTAGGTCTGGTTTAAATGCCTTGGTGAATTCGTGTAGCTTTTTGACCACAGACTGATCTGCCATGTCTCCGTGAAGATCGAAGGAGGCGATGAATTTGCGATGCTTCATTTAGATCCAAGTAGCTTTATGATCTGTTTGCGTAAATAGGTTGCGCTTTTGTTCGATTTTGCATCTTCGACCAATTTAACTGATCTTTCGTAAAATGTAATGTAATAGTTTGCTAAGTCGAGTATTTCTTCCATTATTTCACACATTAACGGCTTCTCTTCTATTTTGGTTCGGTATTTTGTGTACCCCCTTATATACTTGGCATACATCAAATCCTGCATCTTTTTGGACAACCTTTTGCCGTGAGCGATCCTGTCCTTGGGTATTCTCATCGAAGTCCTCTCCCGCCAACACGCCTCTTGATGCCCCAGATTCGCTCTACAATAGGGCTAAAAAGCGTCTTTGCTGGCTTCTGGGACGCTTCTAGCTCCCGCCAGTTTCTGAAGCTACTATCCTCAAGATGGGGCAGTTCCCAAGAGATGGGGCGCAAACCAAACTCTTTTGCTATCCGTTGAGCCTTTAGGTAGCTTGCCGTATCATCCCAAGACGATTCTCCGTTTTTGACTGGGACATAATCTATTGCCCTTGCATAGTTGTGAAAGCTTTGGCCAGCCCTTGCATTTGTGACCTTGTTCCCTTTAGTGGATCTGCCCTGTTTATATAGCTTTTCTTGGTCTTCATTCGACCTGTATCCGCAATAGACAAGAATCTTTAGTCCCTCTGCCTTGCACTCCTCGTACCAGCGGATCACCTTTTCTTTGAAATCTGGATGCAATCCTTCAAATATTCTATAGCTTCTCTCCTCGTAGTTCATTTATTACGCTCAACCTCTAGCTGGTATTGAAGCTCGTTGATTGTCTGAAGTGCGTCTCTCGCCCAACCCTTCACATCTTCGTTGGACTTCATCACTTCTGCAAAGCGATAGTCCGTAGTGAGAAAAGTAACTGTGTCTGTTGGAAGGAACTGCGAGCCTGTACTAACGCAACCACCAAGGAATACCGCTGTTACCAGAGAAAAGATTATCAATGCGTTTCGCATTTTGATCACGCTTTTTTCTGATCTCGGATTCTTTTTGTTCCTTCGTAGTCGGCCAGAACCGAAGAAGCAGGTCAATTAAGGCTCCGATTAAGCGAATCACTTTTTGTCGTCTATGTGCAGTCCGACAGTCTTGAGAAATGCAACGATCTTTTCTAATACGCTATCATCGGTTGGAGTGGGGGTCAGCCTTACAATCACCCTAGCCAAGATCACAACCGCACCAGCTACCGCAACAATCGAACCAAAGTTTTCAGTAGTCCAAGAGATAATGTTATTCATATAGCTAGGCATAGTGTCAATATGCCGTAAAGCAAGAAATTACTATGCGTTGAAGTTGATATACTTGCGTGGCCTCCAGCGGATATGCCCAACAAACTCACCTGTCAGTTCGTGGTAGGCTTCGTGAATCTCGATCTCATCCGTTCTCTTGCCATCCTCACCAACTTTTCGTTTCACATGGCTACAAAGAATATGAGGAATTACACACATTTTTATTCCCGCTGGATGCCATCTGTTCCAACATAAAAACAAATCTTGAGTTCCCTTTAGTTCGTAACCCTCAAATGTAGCCAAAGAAAGAGCCTTCTTATTCATTATCGTGCAACCAAGGCCAACCCAATCCGTAGGAAGTATCGCTCCTCGCCCGATAGCTGGGTATGCAGAATCCATCCAGCCCCTTTGCTTCCATCCCTTTGATTGAAGTTCAAATATGTTCCCCTTGGGTGGGCAGGATTTTATCTTTTTATCCAATTCCTCCCACTCTTTTATCTCTGAATCACTCGGTTTTTCTTTTTTCTCAAAAAGCTCTTTGCCTCTTTCCTCACGCTTTTTTATTTGTTTCTTTAGGTCTGCTGGAATAATTCTTTCGTCTTGCTTGAAATCTTCTGCAATTGGATGTTGAGGATTCCCCCTTCCACCAAGAAATTGACCATTTGGATATGTTACCATCGCTATTCCGTAGTAGCCATCATCAAATTCTAGTGCTTGAAGAAGAACCTTCAGAGCATTCGGAGGAACAAGAACATCACTTTCAATAGACCAGAATATATCTGAATCTAAATCTCTAGCTAAAGAAAATGCTTTTTGCTGAATCCTTGCGATGATTAACTGGGCATCATCCTTGTATGCCTTTTGAGAATCTTCGACATTTGAACTTTTAACGCTATGAACCGTCCATCCGATAGGCTGTAGTCTTGACTTTATCAGCCTAAACTTTTCATCGCACTCCTCGGAAAAGTCCGTGCTTACTATAAGATTTCCAGAAAATCCCTTAACTGATGCGGTGAAATGCTCAAGCCAAGAATCAACCGAATAGCACCATCCCTTTGTAAAATACACCCCAACACATATCTTCATACATCAATGTATGTACTTCCAAAATAATTTGTAAAGCTTAAAAAGCTTGGATATGGGTGAGTTGGTATTGCCCAACCAGTAGGAAATACACTATTTGCATTCGGATGTGGAGTGAAAACATCAATTGTTCTGAGTACTGCGTTTTTGGAAAAGGTGTATGATCCTCTCGAAAAAGTAGAAGTTGAATTAGTAGTTCCTCCAGTTTCGTCTATAAATGTATAAGAAAACGCATTTGAAGCAGTAATTAAATCACGATTTGACAGAGAAGCAGGATCATTTGTTATCTGTGTTCCCGATACCATTAGCACATCTTCCATTTCCTTAATTGACTTTACTACTGGAACTACAATTGCTTCTGGAAATGAAGAATTTGTATTATATTGATCAAAATAACTTGGTCGATATTGCAACCGCATATTATCTGTAGATCCTCTAAATCCAAATGATACTTCGAGAAAATATGTAGTTGAGGAACTTGAGTTATATCTTGTATAGCGAACTGCTGTTCCACCATCTCCGTACCTAAAGGTATATCTACTTGTATTCGAAGTTTCTACTGTGCTTCCCTCTGGAAGTGTGAACCCATAGCCAGTTGGAATTTGATTTACACGGACATTTAGCTTTTCTGTATGAGTATATGTTGTAGAGCTTGTCGAGTCAGTGCTAGATTCAGTATAAATTCTTCCAGCTCCGTTTGCTGGAAAATCGTTTAGCATATCTGCTTTGCTTTTTATATTAGACAACATTCCATTGTTTGGAATAACAGAAGTCGCATTATAGGTAAATCTATTCTTAAATGCAAAAATAGCTGGTATCTCTGAAAATCCATCATAAACTTCAAAGTTTGTATTAGTTGTAGCTGGTGTATGATAAATATTGCCCAATCCTATTCTATTTTCTTGATTGTCATATTTTGCACCATATAATGTACTTATCGGAATGTTATCGTTAAATTCACCTCCAAGAAGAGATAGTTTTGCAAAAAAGTTTTGATCTATTTTGCGTGTATATTGTGTATCCTCATTAAAATACTCAATTTGAGTAATCCCTCCCGTTCCAAGAACAGATCCAATATAACCCGTAGTAGTTGCCGTATAACTTTTATAAAAAGCAACATCTAAAGATGCTGATAATGTTACAATTGAAGTAGAAGCTGTATTAACAGTTTTAAGGTTAATAGAATAATCAATCACTGCATTTTCATCGAGAACTGATCCTACGGACTGAAATAAGGTAGAACTTGCGTATTGTTCTACAGTTGATGTTGTTGGAATAGTATAAACTTCTGTATTAGTTAAAACACTATATGATGTTAAATAATAATAAACTTCTGATGTTCCAAGAGAAGTATAATTTGTTGATGTTGTTTCCCAGCTTCCAATTGAGCCGTCATAATTATAAGTTAAAGTTCTTTGCGAAGAACTTTCTTCCAAATAAGTATATGTATATATATTTGTTATTGTGCCTGTTGTTACAAGCTCCGTTATGGATCTTGTTGCAGTATCAAAACTCTTATTAAAGGTTACATTAGATTGTGGTTTTCTACTATATGTGATTATATGATTAGTATAAAGTCCCTCATAAGAGGCTGATAAATTTGAAGCATAGAAAGTTGTTGAATCTGGTCTAAATACTATTCCCGCTATAGGGCTAATTGCAAATCCATCTGAATTTTCTTCAGTTATTATGGAAAATAATGAGTTATTTGACCCAACGCTAGTACCTATAAGTGTAGTATATGACGCACTATTCGACACCTGTGTTGTTGTATACTCTACATTTGTTAAAGAAGTGTTTGTAGTTATAAATGTATATGAGTATGCTCTTAGCGATAAGCTTGTTTGTGAATCTATAAAATAAAAATTTGAATTAGATTCAGTGGTAACAGTAATGCTTATATTTTGCGAACTTAATGTAGATATTGGCATTGTATAATTTGTGGTAAATCTCCAAAACTGTGGATAGATTTCTTCACACGCAATATTGCCAGTTTGCTGTTCGTTTGTATCGCTGTAGTAAGGCTCATAGTTATCATCTGCACCAGTAGTATAATCTGTATACATTCCAAATTCACTAACTTTTGAATAAGTGCTTCCATAGTGATGAATAAACATGCTTCCCTCAGAAATTCCATACCTATATACTGGTATTTCTATATCCCCACTTGAAAGTGTCTGACCGCTTGTATAAAATTCATTAAAATGTGTTAGTTTGAAAGTAGAAAATGGTGCATATGGACTTGTTGAAATTAATTCAATGCTTGCAAAGTCACGATTACGAGTTGCCCCTGTTCCAAAGGCATTAATCTCATTTTTTAGACCAGCTGCAGTCCAAGTATAACCCTCGTCAACTTCTCTTGTAAATAACTTATCATAGTCCAATTGATAAACATTATAAAAATTTGCTGATTCGCCTCCTGAATATGTTGTAGTACCTGTTGCCCCATCACTTTCATATTCTTGGGTTGTTGAGGCACTACTGATATCTTTAGCCGATTGGATTTCAGTTATTCCTGCTACTGAGGTAGTGACTGCACCAGTAAGCGAGTAAGTTGTTAGGTAAGAGTACATCTCAGCTTATTGCTTATGAGGCAAATATCCAAGTGTACCAAGGACGATATGGCATCTCTCCAAATGCAACGCCTGTTATCGGCTCTCGAATGACCTCCTGTGTTGTGGCTGCTATTGAGGATGTTCCGATTGTTCTAAATGGAACCCAAGCAGGGCTGATATAATATATATTTAACTTAAAATTTGCTGGTGCTATTTCTGGTGTTGCCGTAACTGGGGATGGTGGAGATGCTTCGGCCACAATTTCAGCAGATTGTACAGTTTTTCCATCTGACTCACACTCTAAATTAACAAATAGCTCCGTATTTAATGTTAATCCAAAAGTTGAGGCAATATTTGTTGGAAGAATTCCATTTATTGTTCCAGCTCTTAGGCCAAAACCAGTACCACTTGTATAGTATTCAAATGGATATGTTATTGTTTTTTGAGACGATTTTGTAACTGTTAAAGTTGTACCTCCCACTCCCCTGCGAAATGCACCTCCAACTATAGATTGAAGCTGGCATTCTCGAATGCTGTCTATGATGTTATTCATCATATCAGCCGTGATTAGCTGGCCTTTTTGAACTTTTCCTATTAGTGCCATAAAATTATGTTGGAAGAGATGGAGGTGATATAGCTGCTCCGTATATGTATGTATTCCAACCATTTTCACCAGAAGCTCTAAAATCTTGTGTAACATCAAATGCCTGTCCTCTTTTAACATAAGATATTCCCACGCAAAGCCAAGTAGAACCAGTAATTGCACTTGGAAAATCAGAGGTTGCTGTTACAATTCTTCCAACTGCTTGCAAGTCTGTTGCTGACGCAGTAACAGAAGTTGTAAATGATCTTCTATAAACAAGGTTTGGATTTAAATACGATGTAACTCCAAAGAAATTCTTTTTAGCATCTTTTGAAAATCCAGCAAAAGATCCATCATCATTATATATCACACTTGTAGATCCAGCTGCCGTAACAATGCTTGAGCCACCTCCAGAATCTCCAGAAAAAAAGTACTTGTTGCTTTCTATTGGCTCTTCTCCAGTTGAACTTGTTGAGTCTTGTTGTAGCGTTGTACCCTCCTGCCCTTGGTAAGTAACAGTAATCTCGGTAAACGCACCCCCACTGCTAACAACATTTATCGAAACGGCTCTTAGGGTTCGACCGCCAATATTTTTTGTTTCATTAAGTGTAGGAGTTACAGCCGTTACTGAACGCAAAACCATATTCTTCTCTGTATATGTGATTAAGCCTTCCTTGTTTTGTTCCCAAGATGACTCTGGAATCAAGTCTTGACCGTTATATCCTAAGTATGTAGCACTCATTATGCTGTAAAATATATGTAGTTATTCCAACCCTTTGATCCGCTTGCCTTGTATTCTTCCACAATTTCATACTGGCCAGATCCAGTTTTTTGATTTCCATTATTTCTAATATTTACTGAATTCTTAAGCCAATTTCTTCCAGAAGCTATCGTTGGAGGGCTTCCCGCTGGTGTTGCGTAGATATATGAAACATTACCTGTAATTCCCGCTGTTGGCTGTGTTCCCATAGAATATATTCTTCTATACTGAACTTGTGGACTCAAGAAACTTTGAACTCCAAAAAAGTTATTACTTGCTGTTTTAGAAAATGATACAAAAATACCATTTTCATCATAATTTACACTCCCAGTTCCAGCTGCTATTTGAATTGGCGTTGTGTATATTCCAGTACTAACTGTAAATGCAATATGGGATGAGATTGGCTCCTCCTGTACGCTTGCAACAACCTCATATACCTCTGGTGCAGAAGAGTCTCCACCGCTATATGTTTTTGTTACTTCGGCAAGACCATCTTTTCTATTTACAGATATATTTGTCAGAGAAAGTGTTTTTCCAGAAATAGAAACAGAATCCGCACTCCCAATGTTTCCAGTAACAACACTAGCTTGCTGGTAAATGTTTGTTACCGAATACTCTATTTTTCCCCTATCAAAGTAGCGAGTTGATTCGCTTACCCTTACAGGAAAAGTTCCTTTGAATGTTGGGGCTGGCATATACTAAGCAAGTACAGCTGGCATTGTTGGTTGGGGGATTACATATTGACCAGTACGAGGATTCTTGAACAATTGCCCCTGCTCGTAAAGCAGTCTGTTAGTTTCCTGCTGTGCTTTTAGCTGTGCCTCGTTGGTCTTTAAAAGAGGATCGCTACCAAATGCTCCTCCACCACCGCCAATTCTTTGTAGGCTAGAAATTCCTTGAGACATCCCCATACTGCGAATAGCTCTTGTTTTTGATCCTAAAACTTCAGCACCAGCTATTTCTGAAACTGCTTGTCCAGATGGTTTACCGAGTAATGCTACCGCAGAAAGCTTGCCAGATAAATCTGCTAAAGCATTATTTGCATCTTTACCACGAACCCCAAAGGAAACATTTGCAGATGAAAGTGCATCTATTCCGCTTTGCACTCCGTTAATTGCCTTCTTTGCTCCATTTGCAATTTGCTCAAATGCCTTGTCCGTATTTCTTGAGTTTATTCCAGACTTGGCCGAACCAAACGAAACTCCAGTTTGCAAGTTTTTATCTAGAATATCTCTAAATGTATCACCGCTACTGGCATCTACTAGTTTATTCTCAAATCCAGATAGAAAGTTTGACATTCTTAATTCCATTCTATCTATTGTTTTTTCAAGAACGGAATAATCTTTTTCTTGGAAAGACTTTATTAAGCCACTAAAATAATCTACCGTATTTGCCAATCCTGTAACTAGACCATTGGCAATATTTAATATTGGTGCAAGTTTTGAAAACATTACAGCAACGCCTCTAGTTGTTTGCACAACGGCAAATTCCATGCCAGCTTGAAAATATGCTATCGGAGTTTCAAATGCCCTTAAAAGCATAGATCCGACTACCTTTGCAAATCCAGTAAAGACATCAATAAGACCACTCGCAAGACCTTCTAATGCATCCGTTGATAAAAGAAGATTAAGATATGAAGCTGCAAATTTAAACGCTCTTTCAAGCAAATCTTTAAGAAGAACTACAGAAGTTTCAAATGATGACTTTAAAAGTTCTGTTATCATACCGCTTTTAAAAGCACCAGTAAGAACTTCTATTCCAAATTTAATCTGTTGTCCTAATTTTGCCCCAAATCCAGCCAGCATATCACCGCCCTCAAAAAGTTTAAAAAGCTCAAGGATTGAAGGAGCTACTGCCCCAGCCATTTCGACAAAAAAGCCACGGAAGAATGAACCAGAGTCACGGAGTTTTGCAGAAATCTTTGAGAAGTTATCTGCATTTTTTGCAAGAGACTGACCAAGCTGACTTTGCTTTGTACCAAGCTCTGTAAAGCCAGCTTCCTTAAATACTCCTTTTAAAGATGCTCCAGCCCTGCCAAAAATAGAAAATGAGGCAGCTGTTTGCTCTGCTGATGTTGAGAGTTTAGATATGGCATTCCCAATCCTTATGAATTGTTGTTCTGGAGTCATTTTCATTAACTCATCAACATTCAAATTGAGACGAGCCAACATATCATTTGTTGGTTCTCCGTCAGCATTTATACCAGTCAAAGCTCTTTGCATATTCTGAAGTGCGACAGCACCAGACATTGAGCTAACCCCAGAGTTCTTTAATAATTTTTGAAGGTCATATAAAAATGGAATACTTGCACCTGTTCTTCCAGCAAGATTTTTCATCTCATCACCGAGTTCTATTGCACTTACTATTCCAATCTTAAAGAATCTATCTAAAGCTCCGAATGAAATTCCAAGTGCCCCAACAGCTACTCCGATTGGTTTTAATAAACCCAAAAAGCCACGAAAAGCACTTGAAACAGCACCTCCAACGGATGCGGTTGCATTTTTAGCCATATTTGCAAGGCCACTAGCTACAGATGTAATTCCAGATAAAGCACTCTTTGTTACTCCAATTACACCTTGTAGTGCCTTAGTAACGCCATAAATTGAAGCTCCAGCAACAACGGCAGATACGCCAATAACTCTAAAAGCTATGGGAATTCTAGAAATTACTGCTCCAGCTTGAGAAGCAAAAGATTTTAATTGAGAAAATGCAGTAGATACTCTCCCCATAATAGTTGGAAGCGTATTAAAAATAGCCTGCAAATCTCTTCCACCCTGTGCAATTGTGCTGATTCTTTGAGAAACGCCAGCAACGGCATCAAAGGCTTTCCAAGCAACTTTTGCAGTATTTCCTATAGCAGATAAGCTACTACCAAACGATGTAAGTCTTGCTTTTGCACTATCAATAGCCGAATTAAATTTAGATACATCAACCGAGATTGCTCCTTGTGCTGTTTTCATTTAAAGTTAGAAAATGCCACCTCCAAGGCTTTATCAAGCTCCTCTTGCTTTCTTTCACCCAAGAACCTAGCCATCTCGCTAGAGGCTTGTTTCCGCTTGTTTTTGACGAAATTACGACCAGCCCATACCACATTAGGAGTTTTCCATTGGTTTGTGATATACCACTGCTTTTTATTGAAGCTGAACCACTCCTTGCCATTTCTGCCCTTGCTCAATACTGCCTCAGTTCCTACAGCTTTTCTCCAAGCCTCTTTGCCCTTCTTATTTAGCCGTTCAGAGGAGCCAGATAGGTTTTTAGCTACATCGTCCTTGAGTGCTTCAAGTCCGTATAGTAGGTCTTTATCGTTCCATGTAATAGATATGCTCATAATCCTACCAATCTCTCTATGTCAGCTTTCCTCTTTATTTGTTCACTTCCCCACTCTGTGCTTATGCCGTTCATTCTCCATATACAATGCTGGTACTGGAATCCCCTCGCAAGCGGTAGTTCGTTGAGTATGAATTCCTCCGTCCAGCCTGTTTGTGAGGCCAGAGTGATGACATAAGATGCCACCCACTCTGGCTCGGCTAGTTTGGGGAGTCGTTACTCGAAGATTTGCCGTCATCTTTAGGTGAGGCAATAGCAAGACCAGACGAACTGATGATTTCCTCGATCATCTTGCCAGCCTCCTCCAAGTCCGTGACCTTTAACTTGTCTGCCCACTCAAGAACCGAACCCCAAAACTTCTCTTTGCTATACGAATTCACCCGAACCTGTGCAATCGGAGCAGAGTGAATATAGATGAAAGAAAGAATATCAAACTCTGGATTCTCGCTTTCGCCTCCAGTAATCAGCTTATTCCCAACCTTTTTGCAAATAAGAAGCGATCCAGCCGTGAAAGGGCGAAGCTTTACATCTCGGATGCTTGTCTCTTTTGGGACAAAGGCATCTGCCCTTGCTTGGCTTAACACTTCCTCGTCATTCATTAGGTCATTCATAGTTTGGTCATTATCCTTCTTTTTTGTTCGGGTGTTGCATTCTTGGGGTAAAGGAGTGTTTTATTGCCGTACTTAACTCGCACCATAGGGACTGACTGCTTAATAGTGTCTAATAGCCGATCACGATTATGTGCGTATGCCCACAGATATGCCAGAGGCTCTTCTAGGCTCATCTTCTCAAGCCCACCTTTCCACTTCTGTGCATCTCTAGTTACTTCATTATTTACATCGTCAAAGATAAAATTAACTTCTGTTTTTCCGTTCTCTTCGATACAGCAAGATTCGTTATCTTTCAGCTTGTGACCCATCGTGAGCAAGGCACAGGCCAGCTTAATGTTGTTTGTAATATAAAGGAAGTCGCCAGTTTTAATCATAGGAATCTGAGGTTAGGAATCTGTATTAATGTTTGTCTATATTTTTATGCTATTCCGTCTCGCTGAACGATCTTGTACTTAATTTTGGCGAAATCTTCAGATGACTTGCTCAAATTAACTTCCTCAACATAATAGCCACCAGTTAGACCACCAAAACCAGTAAGATTTGTTGGGCTAAATGATCCTCCTTGAGTTGCAGAATTTGTCGTTGTGACATAGCCCTCAAGATTGTATTCGTTCTTTTTCCCAGTAAAAGCAACACAAGCCACGCCACCAGAGATATTTTTTGCTTCTACTTTGTTCGATGAAGAATTTACGGAAAGATTTGTTGCAATCATAGTGTTAACGGCACTGGTGATTCCAAAGCTAGTTGCTGTTCCTTTGATTGTGGCTGCTGGCATAAAATTAGCTCGGTTGTCCTAAGTTTGAATATCCAATGGCTGAAATTTGTATTTCAGCAAATCCATCGTTGGTAAGAGTTCTTGAGGCACTTTCCACATAAAGAGGAGTGTCTACGCCAGTTAAAAATGTGTTTGTAGTTAAAGTCAATTCAGCACCAATACTTGCAGTAACAGAACCACTAACAATCGTAATTGATGCGGAGCTATTGGGGTTAGAAATTGCAACTGCTTGGAATGTTCCGTTGCCACCCATAAGCTCAACTGGATCGCATTTAATCGTCTCTTCGTAGGAGCGAACTACAGAAGATGACTCATCTGTAGTGCCGAACTTGAGAGTGCTAAGACCGATAGTTGTGAGAGCCATTCTAGTTTACTATTTGTGTCAACCTTTGCGGATCAAAGTTTCTTTAACTAACTCCCAAGCAAGAGTCATTAAACCGCCAACAATAGCTATCATTCCTAAAGCCTTATGTTTCAACGCCTCTAAGGATGATACCCTATTAGACAGATCGGCAAAGTTGGAAAGGGAAGTCTCGACCATATTATAAAGCTGTACTTGTCGTTCTTCCATTCTGGCTAGTCGCTCTCGGATCTCAGAATCGTCTTTAGGAGGCATTTTAGTCCTTACTGCTGTCTTTGATGATCTTACGGATTGCTTTTCTTGCTTCACGAATCTCTGTTACCAGACGAACTGCTGGTTCTCCATTTTTAGTGCATGGCTCAAGAAATCCTTCGTCCCAGAGATATTGAATAGCTTTAATAACTTCATTTTCACGGCTCATTATGTAATTTACTATATATGTCAATAGTTTATGTGATTACAGATGCAAACTTGTTCATTAGGGTTGTTACTCTTGTGTCTAAATTTGGAATAGAAAGGCTTTTGCCGATTGAGTAAAAAGAAATCCTAGCAGAAGTTGGATTCGAACCCAATCCAGATGCAAATACTCCATATAATTGAGAAGTTGGAGTACCAGAAGCAGTTGCTTGGCTTAAATCAGAAATTGCTCCTCCAGATGTAGTTTGCCTAGAAAAAAGACTTGTTGAGCCGTCTCTCGATGTTCCTTGAAACCCAACAGCAGAAAGGGCTACCGTTCTAGTGTTTGTGCTTGTTCTGTTTTTAAATATTGTTGAATTTATTGCAGAGTGTCCAATGTTTAAAAAGCTTCCAATTTGAACATTGTTTCCGACTAAAACACCAGTATTATTATCAGCATTTGCTACTGAAACAAAACAAGAAATATGGCAATCATTTTGAGGAAAGTTTGTTGTGTCGTTATTGTTGTATCCAGTATTTAAATATTTATTTGAATCATTACCAAGCAATCCAAGTGTTCTGCTGTAATCGCCAGCAACAAAGTTATTATTTGTGGGCGCATTTCCAACCAGAGGAGTAATTGCCCCTGCTACTGTTCTTGCCCCAGCCATAATGCAAGAGGCTACAAGTGAAGTCCAGATTCCGTCTTGTTTGCATCCTAGAACAAATTGGTTAATTGCAGTTCTAACTCTTTGTTCAAGTAGTTGGCCGTCTGCTGTCTCAACCCGATTGATATAGTCTAATGCGTCTTGATCAAATCCCTCCCCAAAGAATCCCTTTTGATTAAGGATTCCGCTAGTGGCAAAAAAGCCCACTTACGCCTCCAAGATTGTATAGCAAGATGCAGTTACGCTGGACAATAAATTAACAGCTCCAGTAGGAATGTAACTACCCTCGAAGGTAAGGCCAGCCCCTGAAAATAGTTGAATGCCTTGCGTTGTGGTTGGGGTGAAACCAATTCCAACTGTGATTACATTTGAGGCAGTAGTTATATTTTGAATTAAAAGATATTTGCGATTTGTGTTAGTTACTGCCGATGTTGCAAAAGCCGTGTTTGCGGTAGTTACAGAGCCAAATCGAGTTGTTAAAGAGCCGTTAGATGAGTTAGCTGTGACTGTACCAGCCCCAATCGTAACTACGCCTATGCTGTTTGTTCCTGCTGGGAGAGCAGTTGTGAGTGTTGCTGGTATTGCGGATGAATTGTCGAAAACCGACTTTCCTTCGTCCGTAAGCAAGATCACACCAAGCCCAGTGGTAACAGTTGGCTGTATATTCACTAACGGAATATTTGCCGTGACTGTGCCAGAGATGGGGAGGGGTTTATTATCAGCAACAAGCTGAAATTCAGCACTTATTGAATCAGCATAACCAATTTGAATCCCGTAAATAGGTAAATTTCCCGCACCATCGCTTACGCCTTCGCCAAAATTAAAAAATGGAACATTCGCCGTAACCGTCCCGCTAATCGCAGGGAGGGACGCAATCGCGACACTGTTCGATATAGATGCGGTTACAGAGCCAATTTGGGCAGTGCCCGAACCAATTACAGTCTGCAAAGCACCGCTACCAACTTCTGTAGTAAGTTGGGTTAAGGCTCCGTCCCCAGCACGACGGATATTTCCTATCGTTACGACTCCGATTTGAGCCGTGCCTGCGGCCAAAGCAGGGAGCGAGCTGATCGTTACGCTGTTGCCTACTGTGACTGTTCCAGAGATTAGTCCAAAAGTAATAGATGGAGTACCGATAATGCTAGTCGAGCCAGTAATTACGGCAGTACCAAAAGTTACTGTTGCAGTTGTGAAAGTAACGGATTGAGATGCTGGAAAGTTTAATACTGATACAGAACCAGTAATTGTAGGCTGACTAAATGTTACAGAAGCTTGCGTAAAAGTAACAGCTTGTGTAGCAGGGAAATTAAGAATTGATGTCGATCCAGTAATAAAAGCCGTGCCAAATGTGACCGATGCTTGCCCAAAAGTTACAGATGGAGTTCCAGATATGGTTGCCGTAACGCTACCACCAATCGTTACAGCAGAAGCACGAAGCTGTGCGTCCGTAAGACCACCAGTAATTGTGACTTGACCTAGTGTAACTGTGATATTTTCTAGGGCATTTAAGGTATTCGGTCCCAATTCAACACCAGACACAGCCGTGGCTATATCTGTAATCCCTTGTGTACCGAAGGATATAACCGTATGGGCTGGGATATGAGAGTTACTTACAAGAATCGTTGAAAGTGTAGTTAGCGACTGATTCCCATCACGAATTGGTAGTGGCATATAGCTATTCCCCCTTGTCAAATAACCGCTAAATACTGAGAGTTGAGATATTGGCTGAAGTCAAGTTCTGCCTGTCCATCACCAGTAGGATCTGGGGTAACAATAGCTGAAATCACAAGTCCTTTTCTCCAAGCTCTTTTAGCTATTTGTATAGTAGGGGTTTCTGATGAAATCCTCGCCATATAAACATGAAGATCAACCGAGTTATCTTGAATCTCAAATTGAAGGCTTTGTCCAGTTCCGTAAAGAGAAGCAAAAATCTCAAGATATGTAGAATCAAAAGTGCTAGATGACACTTTGGCAGAGCTATTCGAATAATCTACCGAAACTTCCATATCATAAACACCGCTGTATGGAGTAACAAGTTGCCGTACTGGTCTTGCGGAAATTGCGATATATGGGAAAAGCCTTGCACCTATCCGTGTGGTTGTGTAAACATTAACCCCAGTAACCGAAGAAAACAGAGAGGCTATTGATTGCTCAAGCTGATAATCTGGAGAATTCGGAATGCTCATTTTGCAGTTGCCTTTACATCCATCAAAATATCCGTAGCCCAAGTTCGTGATGGGGAAACAATCCTTTTTCCAATGTTTGTAATGTTTGCTATATAAAATTCTAGGCTTGCTGAAGCCGTGGTCAATTGAGAGGCTAGGTTCGGATCGGTATAAAATGCTTGCTGAATCTCAAAGAACTTTTCGTTATAGCCTTGGTTAGATGAAGTATCGGCTCTGGCTACATATGAAATTGTAACATTCAGATCAAAAATACCAGTAAATGGAGCAATTTCCTCGCTTCTTATTTCAGCATCTATAGCTACAAATGGAAGCAATCTTGGACTAGCTCTTTCCGATGTATAAACATTAACTCCAGTAACACCCGCCGAAGTAATGGCGTATGCTATGGAAGTCTCTACCTCGTCCTCAATGGAGTTCGTCATCCAGTTGTAATCTCAGCGACATCAATGTTATAAGAAACTTCATCTGCCGAGATCGACCAACGAGCGACCATTCTCTCTGTACCTCCAACTGTGCAAAGAGATCCGATAACAGGGGGAGCAGAAACTACGGAAACAGGAACAATAAGCGTTTGTGTAATGTTGTAAATTTCACCCCCGACATCCAGTTCAGATGTAAAGGCTAGGTCAGTGACGGAAGCGGAAACGGAATTGGTAGCCAAACCAGTAACCACAGTATAAAGATCGCTGATTAGCTCGGTAAGGTCAGCCCCAAAAACGGCTATGTCTAGTCTTCCTGCCATATTACATATATAGCTCTGTCAATTTCACGCCCCACAACCCTCCTAGTAAACTCATCCAAGCGTTTTTAAGGGCATTTCTGAGCGATTTTAAGCCATTTAAAGGCTAATAATATTTGCCCCAAGCGTGTAGTCATCTTGATAAACCCCTGTCGGAACTAGGTCATACGACTCCCTAACCGCTGAAGCCATTATGGCTGGAGATGAGTTTATGCCTAGAAAGTTCCTAGCCCTTTGAATAAGGAAAGGCATATAGGCAACAGAGCTACAGCTTATCGCCCTCAGTCCGTTAATATCTAGTTCATTCGGACATAGCACTACTAGGTTATCCTTTCCGTACATTTCGATGGCCTTTTTGACTACGATAAGGGGATCATGCTTCACCATTTGGCTTATCCCAAAAGGAGCAACAAGATCATAAACCCCAAGGTCTGGAGCAAACCATATATTGTCCAAAACTATCCTTTCATCAACTGCCTCTGGGAACTGATCTCCGAATACAAACTCCTCCCATCTTCTACCGCTTGCTCTGTACTCATCGTAAAGCAAAGGCCAGACCTCTCTGTTGAATACATAGTCAAACTTTTCGTAGGCATCGTTAATTTTCTTATGCTTTACATAGGTTGTGCATTTTAAAATGTCTGCATACTCATCCTTGCACTCAAAAAATACTTCGTCTCCCCTGTCTGCAAATAACTTCGCCAACGGCAACATCCTTAATATGTCGCCCAACCTCTGATGATATTGTATTAAAACTTTCACCCAGCAAAGTATTCTGTGACTTTATGCTCCAAAGCTTTCTCAGTTTCGAGCAACTGGATCTTTCTGCCCTTTGTGTCCCTCGATTTTATTGCCAAGTCTGCGTTGCTTTTTGTGTAGGTATCCAACTGCTCATTGTCCATAGACCCTCGTAGTCGTGCTGGTACTCCGCATCCTGTACAGAAATGTTTAATCTGACCCTCAAATTCTCGGATTGGCTTTTTCCACCAGCCCTCAACTACTGGATGTCCGTTGTCTGTTCCCCTCGCCAGATCAAAAGAAGCTGCAACCTCACAAAAATATGCCCTTAGATTCCCCTTGTTCTGAACGATGGATGCAGACCACTCCCTGTTTACATCACATCCAGCGATCTTCTCCCACATTTCCTTTTCTGGATACAAGTCTTTTACTGCCGTCAAAAGTGGTGCGTGGTGGGAATTTCCCACATAGTATCCTCCGTTGAATCCACGCTGATTGACCATTACATTGTGAAGGTCTTTTAGTTTTTCATTTGCCCTTTCCTCATTGTGAGGGTTAAGGTTCAAGCCACCGAATGTCTTTTCAATTACCTCACGATGCTTGAAATAGTTGTTCGTCCATAGCCCTCTTTGATGCTGATTCGGAATCTCCTCACGGAATACCTCACATAGCTTTTCAAACTGCGTATGCACACAGGGATTGCCTCCAATCATAGCGATGATTCCATTAAAATCTTTGAGACTACGAAGTGCTAATCGGAAGTTCTCTGGTGTCATCTCCCACAGCGAGTCTTGATTTTTAAGAAGGCGAGTGCAGTTCGAGCAAGCTAAGTCGCACTTGTTGGTCACATCCACGCAGATAATGTGCATATGTTCTGGGCTTCTCATCTTGCCAATGGCAATATCAGCATAAGATTGGCTCTCTAGGTTCTCAGCTACTTTTTCCATAATAAATTCCCTTTCAAATATGTGCCTATCTTTTGCTATGTTTTTCTGCTTTTCCTTGATCTCACCAATAGATAGCCGTTGAATAAAGTCAGTCAAGCCAAACAAGTGTCGTTCCTCTGTGACATAGCAATACTTGCTCCAATCAATCTTGTCTCCAAATGGAAGCACATATTCATCCGATACCAGTATCGGTATCGAGCCATTCAGTAAAGCCTCCACAAATCGAAACGACCATCTGCCGTATCCAGCAGGGCAAAGGGTAAATACCGACCTAGCCATAAGATCGTGGTAGGTGATTTCCCCAAGCCTCTGTTTAATATCTAATGGAGATCCAATCACAACCTTATCGCTTTCAAATCTTTTCTTAAACTGAAGCAGTCTCCCGCCACGGATATGTTCTGGAGGTAGGTGAAGCTGAGTCATGCTCCCCATAAATGAAAGTAGAATATCTCTATTAAGTTCCTTTTGCTTGATCGGCTCGGATTGGTACGGAAGAATGGCTATGTCTTGCCTGTGAAGATTAGCCAATGACTCAAGCACAATTAAGATAAAGCGGTCATCCATCCAGCCATACTTTTTATCGTAAGCCCGAAGTGGATTGGCTTCGTGAGTCATCTCATACTTTGACTCTGCCCTTTGCCCTACATCTCCAGTTGAAACAAGGATATGCCTTCCCTTGTGAAGATAGGCACAATGATTGACCAGAAGCTCTGGATCGACATTTGCAAATTGCAGTCCAGCCGTGAAAATAGGGACAAAGAAAAAGTCAGCTTCATCTGGATTTTTTGTCTCGTACTTTTTAAAGAAATTGTAGAAATCTACCAAATACTGAAGATGCGGGTATAGCCTGTTTAGCTCTGCGTAGAACAGATTCCTCTGCCATATCTCATTTGATAGTATAAGATCGTGGTAGGTAAAGATTTTCATTTAATCTTTAGCCAGCAATCTCGTATAATTTCTGGAGATTCAACAAGCTCATCCACGGCAAGGATTACTCCGCTATGTCTTAAGATATAATCATGTCCAGCAAGTATCCCTCCCTTTTTAACCTTTGGCATCCAAGCAAGAATGTCTGCCTTTACAGATTCATAGCTATGGTCTGCGTCTATAAAAACTGCATCCAGAGATTCTTCTGCATACATTTTTGAGGCTGAAACGCTGTCAGTCCTAATGGGATTTATGAGATTTATAACTGGCCGAAGATTGTCGATAAATGTTCCGAAAAGAGAGTTTTCCCTTATGTCGCCTATATCCTTATGCTCCTGCGATCCATGCCAAGTATCTACAACATCTATCCGTAGCTTTTTATGCTGTGCCTCAACAGCAAGGTAAGATGTGCTTGCTCCTTTCCACGCCCCAACCTCTACGATATGCCCTCCTTCTGGAACAGATTCAACGATTCTCTTGTAAATATTTTGATAGTTAAACCACTTTTCCTCAAATTTCTCGTCCATCCAGTAGTGTTGAATCACTTGTTTCGTTGCTCAAATATCTTTTTGCCAAGATCGTAGTTTGATTGTGCATTATGACGGATAAAAACCTCGTCCTGCTCTCCCTTGGTAAAGAATGGGTTTTGATGCTTAAATACCAAGTCTTTTGCTTGCACTTGAATATCTTTTGTTCTTGCCGTGAATTCGTTGTCCGAGAAAATGCCAGAGCATTGTGCGTATTCTGGTGCAAATAGATTGCCTCCTAGATAATCTAGTGTCGGCTTTGTGCAGATTGCGATGCACAGGAGATCGTCTGTTCGGTATCCGTCAGAAACAGCTAGTACGGCTGGCTTGGTTGGATCTGGTAATCTTTTGCGAATCTCATCATCCCATCCAAAAGGAGGAATAAAGTCATCGGATACTTGAATGATGTACTTACCCTTTGCTTGTTTTGCACAGGCATTCCACGCCCCTACGCACTTTCCGTTTGGCGTAATGATTCGTTCATTTCCAGCGTACTCGTCTGCGTCTGCATCGACTCCAAGCAAATGCTGTATTTTGTTTGGCTGTTTAGCCATTGAGAGCCAAGCCCATCTTGCTCCATAAAATTGTTTCGGCCTAGCCGTTGCGTGACATAGGGTAATATCAACTTCTCCGAAGTTTTTGACTTTATCCTGCTGAAGAAAATCTACAAGGTCATTTTGCCCTAATGCTCTTGCACAACGCTCGTAAAGGTCTGGGGCTTCCCACTTGTAAATAGCTTCTTTCGTAGTCCAATATGCAATATTGGGGATTGGAATAGAACAGGCTGAACGAGCCAGAGCTAACGCTTCGTTATAGTGCTTTCGTGCGTAGTAGTCCTCTGCGATGTAAAAGAGTGCCTCAATCCGATGCGGTGCTAGTGCGTATGCTCGAAATAGCTCTTCTCTTTTTAAAACTGGATCGGCCAAACATCTTCCTACAATGGTATGACATTGAACCCGAAGAACTGGATCAAGCGTATCGTCAGCTAACGCACACTTTGCGTGTCTAATTGCCTCGTCATACTTTCCAGACAAGAAATACTCCTCTGCTTTGTAGAATCTAAATAGGTAGCTTTCGTGAATCACACTATCAAGAATCTTATGATTTCTGGATACGCTAGAACCTTTGTGGTCAAATGGTGCGTGAAGGAACAAGCCAGCGTGTGTTCCCATAGCCTTTGCTCCAGCATCAGATATTGGCTTAATCTGCTCGTGAACTGGATACCTCCAGCGGAACTTTTTATTCTTAGTCATCCTCTCTCGAACAGGACAAAGACCAGCCAAAGGAACGGAGTATCCAGCAAAAATACAGTCGTGATCTGTCACCCTTTCGGCAATAGCAAAAAAAGCTTTTTCTGCCCCATCGACCAAAATATCATCTGCGTCAAACCACATACACCATTCCTTTGTGCAAGCATCGAGTGCCGTATTTCTAGCGTCTGCAAAGCTATCTAAATGCTCCCAATCCTTTGCATTTTCTTTGTTATTATAAACTACCACCTTTGCCCCGAACTTCTTTGCTACTTCCTCAAGAATCGGAAGCCCTTCTTCGGTGTGCTTCCCCATCGCAGAGCAAAGCACAATCTCATCTGGCTTGAGTGCCTTGAAAGACTCCAAGGCTCTTGTGATATACTTGGATGCACACTCCCTAGAAACGATAGCATAAAGGGATAGAGTAAATGGGAATCTGTCCATGTTTTGTTTTTAGGAATCTGATGGGTTCTGGCAAGCAAATTCTATGGCTTAAATTCCTCCCACGATCCGTTTGTAGGCACTTCTGGGTACTTGGTAGGGTATTCTGATACCACTTCTGGTTTTGAGCAAGACGCAAGGGCAAGTGAGAGTAAAACTAGGCTAATAAATCGCATATTTTGTGTTAAGATAAGCCTCAACTTGCAGTCGTTCTCCTGCTGTGAGGACTCGGTTGTACATAATAGCTTCGGCTATTATGCCTTTAAATGTATATCCAAATGTTGAATAACCAATGAATAAAGCTGCATCGAGTGCAATATTACTATATGCATTTGTATTATCAGAGTGCATTAACGACCCATTAACATAATTTCTCCAATCATTTTCAGTGCTTACTACGGAATAAATACTCCAAGATTCTGTAATGGTTGATGGGGAAGTAAGTGGTCCCTTTCTGTCCTCTGAGGCAAATCCATCATAAACAGAACAATTTCCTCCGTATGGGTAATGACTTGATGAGTTAGCAGTACCAAAATCTCCAAATATGGGACCATTATCGTTTGATTCACCACACACATCTTCTACATACACAACTGCAAATGCTGTTGTTCCAGAAGCACCCATTGGATTCGCTTCAATTTGAAATGATTTATTGTCCCCTTCAACTATTGATGACAGGCTTATTGTTGGCTTTGAATTTAAGTCTGAAGAATTATAGGTTGGGCTTACGTCAACAGGTGTTGCGTTATTTGCATTCCCACTTTGATCTGCCCAAGCTGTTACATATGAACCAGAAAGAGTCACACCAGCATCAGCTTTGAGCCATAGGGATAGGCCATCTGAAGGAATTAAAGGAGCAGACGCAACTGCCTGTCCTAATGCCCTAGTACCGCTTACGGATATTCCGTAGCCGTAACCAGCCATTTTAGTCTCCGATTGCGAGAACTACGCCACTATGAATTTGGAACGCAGAAACATCCCCAGCCAGATATATACCAGCGGGAATAGTCACGGCATTTGCTAAAGTCACACTAGCAATTCCACTCATACCAGTAACAGGAGATGTGATTGAGTGAAACTTACTCTCGGTAATTGCAACAAGACCAGCAAAGCTTCCAGTTACGGAACTGCCAGTAGTAGTCACATACTGGGTTTGTGGCCGAGCTGCGTGACTGATTTGATCGTAGTAAGGTTCTGAATTAGTTAAGTCTGCCATAATATCTATCCTTTCTTGTCAAAATAAAAAGGGGGAAGGAACCTTGATTCCCTCCCCCTTTCTACATGAACTAACCAACCAATTACGAAGCAGAGTAAGAAGTCGTGATCAACTGCATTGCAGTAGAGTCGATGACCTTGACCACACGATTCGAACGCACCCGAAGGATGTTCGAACGGCGACCTTCATCACGATAGCTCTCAGCAACGAAGGGAGCAGAAGCATCTTCGCTCCAAACAATCGTGCGACCCGCACCACCAGAGGCGAAATCGCCACCAGCAGTCTGTCCAACGGCCACATAAGTCGTGGGGAGGATGAACGAACCGCTGAAGGCTTGACCTTTAGCTGCGCTGTTCTTAGCCGCTTTTCCAACTAATACTTTTTCAACGCCAGCCGCGGCGGCGATCTCTTGCTCAGACAACAGACGGCGAGAGTCAGTCGCAACAACACCGAAGAACTGATTCTGCGTCAGCGGTGAACGCCGAACGAGATCAAATACTTCTTGGTTCATGATCACCGTGTTGGCGATCACACCCTGCTTCAGCAAACGCTGTTTGGCTGCTGCCACATCGGCCACAAAGTTAATCGTGGCGAGATTGGTCACAGTGTAGTTGACCAAAGCGGCGGTCGCAGTGAAGGTTCCAGCATCAAACAAGATGGAAGCACATTCGGCTTCATGACCGATCTGGATGTTGCGGAGGAGGATCTTCGCAGTCTCGGTTTCTAGGCCGAAAAAGCGGGACACATCTGACGCAAGTGCATCTGGTACAACCTCTTCCAATCCGTATTCCACGCATGTGAAATTATCGTTATCGAACGCCCTCGAAGAGCGAGGATACGAGCTGCCGGGAGCAACCTTAGAAGCATCGCTGTTCAAGAGTTCAGCGTTGCCCAAGTTAAGCTTGAGGTACTGTCCAGCACGAACTGGGCTGTTATAGATCGGGAATACATCGGTTCCGATGAATCCTTGATCCGCTTGGCTGGCCTGAATGACAGCCGTTGTGATGTCGCCACGAAGGGTGGCGTTTGAGGTGAGATAAGACATTTTTTTATTTTCCTTTCTTTAGCGGGTGTAGAACACTTCGATGACATCGCCAGATGCACCTGCGTTCCGAACCACACCAGCAGTGATTGCACCACCAGCAGTGGAGGTGGAAACTTGTCCGTTAATCGCTTGATAAACGAGCGATCCAGCCGTCACCAAGCTCGCAGAACGAGCAAAGTTAGAAGGCTGAAAGAGTTTAACAAGGCCAATAGAACCGCTAACCACATCCTGCTGTACAACGCCGATAGCGTTACCAGCAGTAGCAGAAGCCTGTGCCGTATTGTCCGTAGTAGTCATGCTGACGATGCTGTTAGCCGTCACCGTGGAGGCGAAAGCCAATGAAGCAAAGCCACTATCAAATTGAGTTGCCATAGTTTTGTTTACCTTTCTTTAGAAGCTTTTGTTGAAGCCACCAGCGGAAAGCTCTTTCCGATATTGTTCTGTGTATTTTCCAACACAAAGGCGAAGAGCTTCACCCTTGGAGATGTTGTTTGCTTTCATCTCAAAATTTACGAGTTCCGAAAATGTTTCGGGCTTTTTCTCATTAACAGCAGGAGCCGAATGAGCAATAGGAGCCGACACCATCTTGGAGAGTTCGGTGCGAATTTCATTTAGCACACCAGAAAGTTCGATTTTGCCAGCTTCAACAGCAGACATTGCGACCTTCTCCTCTTTATCGGTTTTTTCGGTAACAACTGGAGAAGTTGCTTCCATTTCAGCTTTAGGCTCCTCGGTAGGGGCAGGATTCATTTTAGCTTCCAAAGCCGAAAGCCGAGTAGCGAATTCTGCCATCTGCTTACCGAGATCTTCCATGTTATAAGAAGGGGTTTCCTTCTTGTCGGTAGTGTCAGGCGTAGTTTCCATATTACTCAAATTAACCTTGTCAACTACTATACGACCAGAATCCGCTGAAAATAAACCTGTAGGGTTCGAAGCGGGGTGCTGTACTAGGTCTGCGGAGTACAATTCAGAACACCTCGCAAGGTCAAAATCTGACCCATTTAGCTCTGATTCTCCACTGAACGAAATCGAAATCCCAAACGCATCTGGGATCTCGGAGGCAAGATCCATGTAATATTTTGCACGATCTTGGCGACTCTTGAGAAAAGTCAAATCTGCGAGAAGTTTGTTCCCGCTTTCGTCAATTCTGAAGTTCGTGAGTTTGCCGATAATATCAGCAATCCCTGCTCCGTGATTTTCATTTACCTTCACCCCGCCCTTGAATTGCTCTGCACAATTCTTCACTTGCTCAAGCGTGGTTGCGTCGATTTCAAGCCGATGGCCTTTGGCCATGCCAGTAGTTAATACCGAAACTCCTTTTAAAGTCATATTGTCGCCCTCCTCATAATTGTATTTCTTTTTGCCCTGTCCTTGAATAACTGCGGTAGGAATAGTTCCCGCTGGGGTACTTCCACCAGTGGGGTATGCCATTTCCTCCTCGTCTTCTTTGTCTTCTGCTTCGTCTTCAGCTTCTTCCTCGTCTTCGTCCTCGTCCTCTTTCTGTGGGATGGCGGGTTCAATGGGAGTAGAATCGCTTCCAGATTCGCCGTCAGACTGGCTCTCGTTCTCTAGGTTTTCCTCGTTATTATCGAAGATCTCGGATGCTATTTCCGCACGATCAGAAGCATCTGGGAATAGCCCGATCATGTTCTCATCGGCCACAAAGCGACCCATGAAATCCGTGAAAGTCTCGCCGTCTTCTGGGGTTAGTAAACTGTTATTAGAGGCGAAATTCTTTCTTTTCTGCTTCTTTTTTGCCTCTCTAAAGATACTTGCTCCTACTGCGTACCGTTGTTTATTATCCGTATAATCCTTAACAGCAGTGGAGTTACCCATGAATTTTGACATGAAATCAGCAAGAGACTGACCTTTTCTTGGTGTAGGTAGGGGCATACCCCATCCAAAAGTGTCAACTGCTATATGTATAGTAAATTGACAACATTTGAGTTAATGTGAGCGAAATAAACGGTTCTGAAATTTACTACGAACAAATTATTACTGGAGCCAAGGGTGGGGTTGTTGTTACGGCTGGTTCTGGGGTAGTTACTGGAGCTTGGGGAAGAATACATTTTATAGAAAATACAAAGCTCCACGGAATATCCGCTGGAAATCTTGTAAATATTTCTGCTCTTTTTGATGTATTGTCGGGGGGTCCCCAATTTTCTGCTGGATCAGAACTTAGAAATACTGTGACTGGCATAAAACTACATAGCGGAACTGCAATCTGCTATACACAGTAGATTTTTTTAAACAAATAGAAAAGCCATCCAAGGCACACAACCCGTGAGTCTGATTGTACAGGCTTTCCTAATGAAGAACGCAGACTAGACCAGCTTGAATACAAAGTGGGTCACCAGCATATAAAAGAAGCTGGCAAGAATCCACCCGATGCAGATGTGTTTTATGTCTCGGTAGTTCATGGTTCCTCCTGTATTGCCAGATCCGCTAGTTTGTTCTCGATCCTAGTCTTCACGGCAACGATTGCGCCATACTCTGTTTCGGATAGTACTTTGTGAGGCCAGACCTGTCTGCCGTCTCTGCCTAGCAATACCCAGCTATCCGTATCCACCTCTACAGCCCTGTCGCATTTAAGTACAGCCTTTAGATCGTCTGGAAGGTTTAGAACGATTGTGTTCATTTTAATGTCTTCCCCTTTGATGGATGCTGGTGGATGCGTGACTCGATGGCATGAATCACATATCCGTTAATTGCCTCTAGGAATTCACCAGATACCCTAGTGAACTTTCCGTTCCTGCGCTCCTTGCTGATGGCAAGGGCATATTTTCGTACTCTGCTTTTATTGATTATCAGTGTGTACCTCCTTTTTATACTGGCAGAAGACTTGCGATCTTCTGCTCAAGAGTCGTTTCCGCTACTGCCGTGCAACTACAGGTCTTGGGATCGACCTCGAATACCCGATAGAGGGTTTCAATCACCTTGTAATAGCCAGCCTTTGCCTTGGTTGGCTTATCGCCTGTGATTGCCCATAGCAGATATTGACGGACATTACTATTTTGTGATCCGTACAACTGGAATATTCTGGACGGCAGAATACCGAGTTGATTTATTGCTTTCAATGCTCTCTCTTGTTTGCTGTTCATGGTTTGTGTCCTTTCTGGGTTTACTTATTTACTTTTAAGCTTGAGGAATGCTCGGATTGCAAAGCTGTTAGCCGTGTTTAGATCGTCAATGAGTCGATCTTTCCTTGAGTAGCCATTCACAAACACTTCGCCCTTGTGGCTTGCACTGTAGCATTTCGAGTCTGTAAATGTTCCGCTAAGACTGAAGGCAAGACAATCGCTTTCCTCAATCTCAAACTTCCCGAATTTGGTTTTGACTATTTCGATTTGTTTGTTCATGGTTGTATTCCTTTCTTATTGTGGCACTAGATTACATTATCCAGAGCCGTTTGGCAAGAAGAATCTTTAGCACTGGGAATAAATTCGTAAGCCTCGGTGATTCGCTGGTAGGGAGTATTTGGAGTTGTGTCGAGAATCACGCCATCAATCACGGCAAAAGCATGACCGCTACGCCGACAATAAAACCGACTCTTTGGATATTTCTTTAAAAACTTTTGAATTGTGATTGAGCTTCGAACACATTTGTAAAACTGAAGACCATTCTTTTTGGCTTCCTTGATAATTTTTGGAACATAAAATCCTCTGCGATTTTTACGACCAGCATCCCTAGCAATATGGTGGGCAATATAGTATTTGATTCCAGCCGAGATAGCCAAGGCTCGAACTGTGCAATCACGATATTCGTTGAATCCATCATCCTCTTTCCCGCCATCAGTTCTAGCTTGAGGAAGTACATCGCCAGAGAATTTTTTGAAGGTTTCTAAGTCAATGTTAATGGTGGTTGATTCGTTTGTCATGGTGGTACTGTACATAATACTAACCCGCTTGGCAAGCTTTATTTAATCTTTTTTTTACCCCCCCCTAAAATTATTTTATTTTGTTGTTTACTTCGAAGCCGTTTCGTAGTACACTCCTTCCATGATCAAAAACATCCAAGACATCAAACGGCTGAAACCCTCTGAAATTCGCAACCTTTCAAAAGCGGAACTGGAGGTGATTGTTCCTTTGCTTTCTGCCGAATACAAGAGGGTAAGGAATGAGTGTGGTGCAAATTATTTTTTGGTTAGCGATCTATTCACCTCGGCATCTAACCGTTTGGAAAAATACGCAAAGGAAGAGCGCAAGGCTCTCCGTGAGGCCAAACAGAACTCGAAAGAGATTGAGCGCAAGCGGATCGAGGGTCTTGCATCCCATCTCCGAAAGCTTCTTATTCCTGTTGAAAATGCACTTGCTGAGTCGATTGTTGAAAGCGATAACGATAGGCTCAAACGCCAAGACAAATTCTTTAAATCGCTTCCCAAGCCCTATGTGATCTATTACAAATCATGGCATTCGACTGATAATAGCGATGATAAGATTACATACACAGAATTCCGTCAGCAGTATGGCCGTTTTTGGGAAACGAAACGACTGGATTATAGCCAGTCCAACCCTGAGAAGGTAAGCAAGAAATTAGGACTCGCCAAAAAGATTGAGAAGGATGCAAAGGATTATGCCAAGACTGCATGTGATAATTTTGCCTTCAAGATCGTTCAAAAAACAGAGCAAGAGATCGCAAGCCGTAACTCTTTTGAGAAAATTGTCTCCAGTTCCTACAAGGGCAATACTAATCCTTGGGATGGCGGTCAAGTCATTATCAAAACAGACAAGGGCGAATATGTTTGGAATACCAAGGTGATTCTGAACTTCTCGAAGTACGGACTCCCCTTCAACCAGTGGCCAACTCGGTTGGCCTAGTCCTTCTTGGATTCTTTGATCTTCTTGATCTCTTTGAGTGCTTCGATCATGTTGTCCAGAGATTTGTCATCACGGCTGGACAATTCATCTGCCAGTGGATCAGTCGAAGAGGTTGCCATGGGTTGCCTTTACTGGAGCATTACCTTTGCTCCGATCTGCGTTTCCGTCGAGCGAGTAGCCGATGTCGGCTATCCCTTCAGAAGTTAATTTGCTCCAAGTCTGCCTAGCCTTTTCGGCAGATCCTTTTACATAGTCATACGGAACATAGCGTCCGTTTGGCTTGTTAAATCGTTTAGAGGCTCGGTTTAAAGCGACCTTATCATCCACATCCACATGAACTATCCCAATTTTATATCCAACTGATTTTAGCGTTTTCGCCATCTCTGCAACCTTATTAGAGTTTTTTCCAGTAATGTCGATCAAAAGATTGTGATTTTCCATAACTGCCCTTGGGAATACGACCTTCTCAGATATAAGAGCCGACTCCTCATGGAACGCTCCAGCATTCCACCCCTCGAATCCTTTTGACTTTCCCTTGACGGAATCTGGATCAATCTTGGTTGTCTCTTTTCCGTTTAGAATCTTTTCTGCGAATGGTCTTCCAGTAGTAGTTTTTCCGCTGGCTGGAGATCCCATAAGAATTACTGCGATGGGATTATCCGATTTTGCCCTTGGGTTTAGCTCGCTTGCAATAACCGCATCCTTCCATGCCTTATGTTCTGGAGTGGGGCTTTCAAATGTTTCAACGATGTCTTTCTTCTGGATGTACCGTTTTGGATCTCTCAGCGACCAGTGCGTTACTGGGGCATCTTCAGATCCTTCTGCTTGGGCTACTTCCTTCTGTAGCTTTGCCATTTTTTCCATGGCTATTCTGGCTTTTGGCTCTGCCTTTAGCCTTTCAACCATTGCATCAACTTCATCGCTTGGAGTGCTTGTTTCGGATTCTTTTTTAGCCTTTGAGGATTTAGACTTGCCCTTGCTTGGACCGCTTTTGCCCCCTCCGCCCTTTCCGCCAGACCATCTTCCTTTCTCATCCCTTGGCTGATCTGGATTGTAAAACTCGATTTTCTCTCCGTTGTATTGGAAAACGAATGATTGGACGGCAACCGCTTGAAGCTCTTCCTTTTTTGGGTGGATAATTTCTATATCGTTATCCCAATTCATTCGATTTTCTAGAGTATTCTTGTCCCACTCGGCAATAGTCTCTTTCATAATAGTTCTACCCTAGCAGAAACCAGATTTCCTACAACCTCTGGTTTCTTGGTTCCAGTCAAGTTGCTTTGATAAAGTGGTACTCTTTCGATTTCAGTAACTCGGAATCGTGATTTTCTAGGAAGAATAACCTCCTGCTCTTTTGACATACTTCCAGCGTTCATAAACCTTGGAACTGCCATTCCTTTGCCTTTTGCTTTGCTTATGGTAAGGAAAAGTCTTGATTTTGTGTCTCCCACTAATGGATTAACCAAAAACCCATCGCCATTCTTTGCCATATTTTTGAAAAGGTCACTATCAAAAAACGATGTATCCTTATAAATATTCGATTTCCCAAAAGAATTCTTTACTTCTTTTGCATCCAACTTGCCAAATTTTCCTTTTGAATTATAGGTGGTTATCTTTTTAAGGGGGGTTCCCTCTCCGTATTCATCTACTCCTATTAGATTGGTATATAACTGACTAATACTACTAAATTTAGCACCAACATACGCATCCCTAGATGTAGAAACAAATCCCTTGTCTATAAACTCAGAACCAACCTGTAGGGTAGAGGCAAGCTCTTTGGTTTGTGATCGGGTCTTATTTTTTGAGTGCTTTGCTTGGTCTTCGGTCATTCCACGATAAATAGTGGATTGCTCATTATTGGGAAAAATCTTTATGGCTTTGTCCAGCAATTCTTTTTTATCACCGATGGTAAAGTCTGGAGAATTTGGATCTCTTTCTTTTGCTTCACGACTTTCGGCATTCATAAGTATTGAACCGCTACCAGTATAATCAGCTACAGCATTTATCATCTCGTCTGACTTATTTTGAAGCTCAACCGATGTTTCTGCTCCAAGTCCATCTTTAGCCACTGCTTCACTCCATTGTTTTGCTTCTCTTTGATTTTCTGGTCTATCCATTTCTAGGTTTGGATTGTCTAATATCTTGGAGTAAACCCATTCGGCTTCCTGCTTGATTGATGTATAGCCTTCTCCTACTCCGCTTTTTCCCTCTCCTCTGCCTCTGGCCGAGTCGCCCCCCGAAGTCCATTTCCCACTCTCATCTCTATCTTGTAGTGGATCGTAGAACTCAATTATATCTCCGTTGTATCTAAAAACAAATGATTCGATAGCCACCGCTTCGTCGAACTGGAATCCCTCGGAACCATCATCTGGAAGCTGAATCACGATGGGTACATAAATCAACTTACTTCCGTCTGCCAATTCTTTTGTGGCCACAGGGGATGGTTTGGGTCCGTTCTCATAGACATATTTTCTAATCGAATCGACCTCGAAGATTTGCATTTTCTTGATAGCACTTGGGGAAACTGCACCGTCCTTGGTGAAGATTTTTGACACAGCGGCCAAGCCAGTTTTGCCCATCTTTTGAGCCTTGGTTGTAGGGATGTTGTCGGCAACGCTTTTGAATCCGTCTGCCAATACGCTGATGATTCCGATCAATTGCTTCCCGCCGATCTTGGGTGCATTACCAGAACGCAATACGCCGTACTCCATGGCTAGATCCAAACTGTCCGTACTGTACACCTTGCCCCCACCCCAAACGCCACTTTTAGAGGGTTTTAAGCCGTCTTTTCGTATGTCTTTAAGCACATCTGCTGAAGTTCCGTGATAAAGGGTAGTAGCCTCCCCAGTCTTCTTGCTGGCCTCCGCTGGGTTTTCCTGCGCCCACCTTGGTGTAGGTGTGGCTCCTTGAGCTATTCCACCCCCGCCAGTCCACTTACCAGACTCATCCCTTTGCTGGTTGGGATCGTAGAACTCTATCGCTTGATAGCTCCTGTAATAATTACGCCCTCCCCCTCGTTGTAGTCCGAGGTGAATACGATTCGGGAAAGATCGCTCATAGTTGTCGATGATTGATTTGTAGGCTTTTTTTCCTGCAATCCTTGTGTCTCCACCGATGAACTCTCCGACTCCTCTGACTGCTTCTGATTTTCCATTTATTGCTCCTAGAAATTTGGCAACATTAGCCGTCAACTGCGATCCTTGGTCTAGGATTGTTACGCTAGTCTTGGCTCTGTCGCCCACCATTGTTCTAAAACTAATTCCGTTATCCGACAATATTTTTCTGACTTCATCCATTGGTCTGTCTGCTGAGATTTTATGCAGAATATCGGGACCGTCCTTCTTTTTCTGGAAGGCTACAACTGCCTTTTGGTTTAGGCTCGCCCCCAGCTTGGATGCCGTGTATTTAAGTTGATCAAAGTCTTTAACCCCCTTCACATCGATTTTAATCGAATTCTCTGCGCCATCTTCCCAGTCTCCGATCCCAGACTCGACTTCCCCATCCATGTCTTGCTTCTTGATGGCATCTCTTGCAATGCTTACGGCTCTGGCATGTTCTGGCGAATCGGTCATTTTCTTCGCCTCTTCGTAATTCATGTTCTCTTTGATGTTTGGAGACACAAGAATTTCACCCCCTTTGCCACCTCCAGAAGTCCATTTCCCAGATTCATCTCTTTCTTGTGATGGATCGTAGGCGAAAGTAGCTACCTCGAATATCTTCTTTCCTTCGATTTCTTCACGAATCGCAACCGCAATTGCATCAGCAATATAGTCTGCCACATCCTCCATCTCTGGATCTTTTTCGAGTGTTACAACATTACCTTGAGCCGACATGGGGCGAACCCCAATCCCTTTTCGGACTATGTTTGATACTTGCCTACCGCCTTCAACCTTTCTGTATTCAGCTATTGCGCCCTTCACAAATCCTCTTAATGCAGACTGGCCAGCAACAATAGCTCCGACCTGTGGGTTAAACAAAGATCCAACAAGAATTTTGTACCTGTCTCCGTGTGCGCTTTTTACTGCCTCAATGGCTCCCTGCGATCCGATGCTAATTGTCCTAGCAACACCACTTAAAAACTGCTGTCCGTTATCGCTGGCAAGCCAATTTTTGATCTGAGAGGCTTTAGAAGCACCATATTGCCCAGCCACCTTGGCTCCATTGGCAATGGCTGTAATGCCCTTTACAGCCCCTTTTACGCTCGATTTTGCCATATCTAGGGCTGGATTTTGTCTTTGAACCTTCTGGATAAGCTTGCCTTCAAGCGACCCGCCTTGGCTAGTCCATTTGCCAGACTCGTCTCTTTGTTGGCTTGGATCGTATAAAAGGGTTGGGGAATCCGATAATTCAATAACCTTTCCGTTGTATGAAAAAGCTTTCTTTACTGATGGCGTGTTGGGAACGAATTGCTCCCCCTTCTTACTGCCCTCTGCCTTTGTTCGGTTTGCCCCCGCCTTCTGTGCTGGAGTAAGCTTATCCCATACTCGTTTCGGTAGATACCTTTTGTCCTTACCCTTGCGTAGCGATGGCTTGCCATCCGAGGTAGTCCACTTCTCTTTCCCCCATTTCTTTAGGCTTTCCTGTGACTTGCTTCTGCCACCCCTGTAACCTCCCCCAGCTTTTTCGTAAGCCTGTACCAGTAGTTGCGCTTTTCTTGCAGACCATTGCCCAGCCTTGCCTCCGCTTGTACCACGAAGAATCCTGTTTTTAATCCTCTCCCGAAGTTTTGGTTTTGTATATTTTTGAAACTCCAATGTGGCCTTGTCGGTAATGGGACCCCCAACGATCCACGCACTGCATGTTCTCATTGAAGCGCATTTAAAGTCAAAGATTTCGCAGTAACCAAGATCGCCAGCTTGCTCAACTTCCTGTGCGTCTGTTCCAATACCTTTGCTGATGCAATCCATGAGTCTCTTTGTCTTGTTGAATCCAGCGCAGTTCCCGCAACGCATTGTCTTAGCTTCTTCGACAGATCCCCCGAAGGTCTTTGCTTTGTTAGCCCAGTACTCCTCATTCGGCTCCTTGGGATTGGCGGGACCGTATTGCGCTACATCAATAGCCTTTTGACGATTGGCTAGATTGGTTTTGATGTCCTGTGTTGGGAGTGGACAATTACTCTCAGCCATTATTCGCTCCGTGCTTTGTCCAATTGACCAACAATCTTTTTAGCCCTTGCAAGTCCTGCATCACCGCCCCACCCCATGTATGCTTGCCATCCTTTTCCTTGCTCGCTCCATGTCGAACCCTTCTTGTCCACCTCATGCCGTGAAAGGAAGCTGTAGATTCTGCGCCAAGTGCGGGGAGAAAGCTTCTTGCGTCCGATAATATCCCTAGCCCTTGCAATTCCTACTTGAGTCATTCCACGCTGGCTGGCTGGCTTTTCAGCCCTTACCCGCAAGGCAGACTTGGCCGACTCGACCATCCCATCACTAGGGTAAAGATCAATATCAGCGATGTTCTGCATCTCGATTGCGTCCAGTACCATCTCTGCATCTTGTGTCGTAAATTCTTTTGAGGTACTTGTTCGCCTCGCCCTAGAAGGCACATAATCGTCCTCTAGGTGCTGTTGCTGAATCTTGGCTATCTCTTCTTTGGGCTGTTGGTCTGGAACCTGTGGCTGTTCTTCTGGTGCGGGTGCTTGCGCCTGTGGGAACGCTGGCATGGATGGCTTGAAAGCCTCGGAAATCGATTCGATTGGAACATCCATTTCTTTAGACAGATCCTTGGCATACTTAACCTCGTAGGCTCGTTGTCTCATTGCCTCTTCATAGTCCTCGCCTTTGGCTCCGTACACCTCTGCGGCCGTCCGAAGACCCGCCTTGAACTCGCTGATATTTGCTTGTGAATCGCGGCCTACATCTATGGTGCTGTCCGAAGGGTAAATCCACTTGCCCTTGGTAAAGTTGCTATTGGGCGGGATCTTGCCCCTAGAAATACCGTCTGCGATTACCAAGTTCTTGATCTTATCAAAGAAACGATCCTCTAGGATGCTCTGCCAACGCTTGAATGTGCGTGAGGCCAGAGCCATCTCCAGCCGAACTGTGGGACCCCCAAGCTTCGATAGATCGTAGCAGAATCCGAATGGAAGATTGAAGGCCAAGGCAATCATGTGAACGATCAAATCCACATAGCCTTGGAACGCTGAAGAAGGTCGATTGCTTTCGAACATCTTCATCTCGGAACCAGTGGGGATGTAGTTAATTTGCCCCTTCTGCATATTCTCAAGATTCATCGTGTTGCCATAAGAATCTGTCTCGGCTTGGTTGAAGTACGATGCGGGATCGTCGGAAGATCCTGTCGCATTCGAAATTGTCATGATGCGAAAAGCCGCGTTCTTAACTGCGAGGTTTTCGGCATCCATGGTTTCCGCAAGATCCTTGCAATAGTTAATAACAGAGGCCAGATGGCTACGACCACGAACCTCATCCAGTCGAAGTGGATCGTAAATAAACAGGAAGGACGATGCGGGTATTTCCTGTGCATCTGTGTAGAAGTTGCCCTGCGTCCTGCGATAAACTTTATACGATTCCGTGCGCCCGAACTTGTCGAACTTCACTCCCCCAATGTATTCTTGGCTGGAAGTAGGATTGTCGAACATGCCTCCAATTCGGTCAGCCTCTACTGCTTGGATGCGAATGTCGCTATTGGGATCTACTTGATCCCCGATGGAGTTTTCCCTTGTGATAACAAAGCCAACATCGCCGTCACGAAGTACGGAACGAAGAGCTAGATGAGACAAGGCGTGAAAATTATTCCTACCAAAGAAGTCGCACTTCCTGCACCAAGCCGACCAGTAATCCTCGTAAGACTGATCCACTTTCCTGTCTCCAGTGCGGGACATGTATCGGAAATTTCCAAGAGCATACTGCGAAAATTTCAGAAGAATTGATCTGATAATAGGATTGTTGTCTTCTAGGTCACGACCAGCTTTGATAAGCTCGATGCGCTCAAAGGTTGAGTTGTATCCTTCTCCACCAGATAGTGGCCTTGATGGGAGTCTGTCCCTAAGTGGATATGCCCCAGCGAATCTGGTTAATTCTGTAAGCTTGCACTTGTCGGCAAGCCTCTTGACCCCAAACTTGGGGTTGATTGCAGTAATCGCTTTTTCTAGGAAGTTTAGTTGAGGCATTTGATTATCTTATTATTTATCGCTATTTATATCAACTAGATTAGTTCCTGCCACCCCTTGAGTAGTCTGGGAAAGTCCTATTGATTCTGGCTCTGGGACCCGCCAAGCGATTGATGGCCGCTGTGCATTCCATAACTGTATTCTGTAGCTCCTGTAAATTTGCCCTCGTAAGTTGCCTTCCGCCAATGCTATAAGATGCACCAGTCTTTAGGATGGCCTCGATTGCTGTTAGGGTGTCTGTACGAATCTGTGTAACTGTGGCTAGGTCTAAGCCGTAATATACACCTTGAATAGCCATGCTTTTGTATAGCTGTCAACGCTTGCGCCTATATTTACGCCGTTGTTTTACCCGCTTCCAGATAACCTCGTTTTTATCAAGACTAAGTGAAATGGCCATCATTTTGCTATAAAACCCATACCCAAGCCCTGTTACCATCATAAAGTAGCTGAATACATGCCCAATATAATAAAACACATAGGATAGGGCTGTATTCATTCTTTTACCTCTTCAATTTCAACTTTGTCATCTTGAGGAACTGGCATGCACCCAGACAGCATCGCCCCTACTAGGTTCATGCATTCTGCGTCCATTAAGTGATTATCCTTTCGGATTCTGTGCCATACCATTTTAGTCCTTCCAGAAAGAGGATTATACTTTGCCCTCTTCACCTCTGCGCTCAAATGGTTGTGCCACTCTTCGGGGCAATCGTCTGGTATTTCCCACTTCGACATCTTTCCGTTCTTTAACAGGCTCAACATATCCTTCACAGATGGATTCGACCATCGAATGACAGGGCATTTGGATTTCGTTAGCCCCTCTGCCTGTGCTGTTCTTCCAGTTCCAGATAGAGGATCTCCCCAGTTTATCGTGCTGAATGGCCTTATCATTCGCCCAGTTGGTGTGATGTGGACGAACTGCATCGAGTCAGATCCCAGCAAGCAAGTCCATCCCCACTTACAAGCTTGAAAATAAACCTCTCTGGTATTAGAACCGCTATCGCAAAATACCATTTTGTCGTTCACGCCCCAGTCCAATTGCAAAGCTCGTAGGGCATCCCATGATTCCAGCCTTCCGCACCATTCCAGTTTCGACTCTCCATTGTTTTTCCATCCACGCACGACTACCCACATATGGAATCCTTTTGCCTCTTGGATGTCTGCTGTGATGATTCGCTTTTCGCACCCCTCAAACTTCTGCCCCATCTTGTACCCAGATCCAGATACCTTGGTTTGGTTCTCCTCCTCGACCTCCACCCAAGGTTGGGCAAGCACCGAGTTTACGAAATTCTGTAGCCCCATGACGCTCTTCTTATCGTTTAGGAACTGGACACAAAGCTTCCCAAAGGTTTCCCAAGGGGAATAGATGCCCGAAAGGTGGTATGACTTCACTTGAGGCTCTGGATTAAGGTTTGTTGGCTTCCATTTGCCCATTCTAAGCATCTTTGTCTTGTGGCCATCAGTTATCCTTCCCTTGCACGAAACGCACTCATAATAGGCACTGGAGCGCACTTTTTCGTTATCCCACTCCCCATCTGCATTCTTGGCGTTCTCGTCCCACTTTACCTGTGGCCAAGTAAGAACCTGTTCCTCACCGCAAAAGGGGCATGGCACATAGTAGTATCTCTGGTCACCCCTCTTGAAGCTTTGCCAGATGTGGCCGTAATCTGTGGTTGGGGTGGATGTTTGTACTGTCAGCGACAAGGGGTAGGTCTTCGTCCTAACCTCTGCCAACTGGATTGAATTCGCTTCCTTGGATGTTGCTTCCGACATCTTATCGGTTTCGTCGCAAATCAATAATCCCACAGAGCGTGATGCAAGATTGGCTGGAGAGTTACTGCCAAAAAACCAGACCGACATTTTATCGAAATGCTGTTCCATCAGCTTGTACTTATCCAGATTCTTTGGCTTGTGCCGTGCTAGTGCCTCGCAATCGTCCACCATTGGCAACCAGCGGTACTCTGAGAAGGATCTGGCTAGATTCTCGTTAGGCATAACCCACATGGTAGGAATCGGTTTTAAATCGAGTCTGTACGCCAGCCCAGCCAAGATCGATGTAGTTTTAGCTGTCTGCGCCCCCCAGCACAGGATCATGGTTCGCAATCGCTCGTCTCTAAAGTTCTCCAGTGGCTCCCGAACATATGGGGTGAGGAGGGTTGAATAGGGTCCCGCCGTCGATGACACTCGCTCTGAAAGGTAAAGGTTTGACTCAGCCCACTCCGTAACGGAAAGATCCTTCTTTGGTATCCAGAATGTCTGAGCAAGCAACTCTAGCTCTTGGGTTGTCATAGTCTAAATTCCTCATGGATCGAAAGAAGTTTAGTTCCTGTTGGGTAAAGGATCTTCTCGTCCTCTGTCTGGCAAATAACACTTCTTGGATACTTTAGAAGGTCAAATGACCAGTTTAGAAGAACATCGTCCATCTGCATATCAGTGAAAACAATGTCTCTGGCTGGACGCATTTTCCACAGGAACTCAATCCCAGTCCTACTGATATTGTATTTTTCTGGAAGATTGGGGGCAATCCCAACCCAAGATCGCATTTTGAATCTTGAAAGCTTGTAGATCATGTCTAGGCAAGCTTGCTGACCATTCCCGCAAAACCACACAGGGTAGCCTTTCGCACTTAATATCTTAGTGTTTTTCTTTTCGTTGCTTGTGTGAGGAGAAAAAAAGAATAGATGCGGGTAGATCGTATGACCTATGCAGTCTTCAGCTAGAAAGATTGCAGACTTTGCGTGTCTGCTTTTTGAGTCACCGCAACAGATGATGGCCGCCTCATCTGGCCTTTCATACTTATCCGAGATTCCCATGGGTTTCGTGAACACATGCCAAGATAATATTGGCGATTCCCTCAATCTTTTTGCTCTCCCCGATCTGCTTGACCTTCCCCATTAAGTCCTTCAAATCCTTTTTTTCAACATAAAGAGGTATCATTTCTACATCGCCTGTCTCAATTTCCTCTTTCATGTCCTCAACTTCTGGTGGCGCACCAGTAAGCATCTTTTCGATCTCCTCTTTGGAGAATCCAGTCAGTTCAATGTTTAGCGGGGTTTGGTCAATCTCTTCGAGTAAGTTTTTGAGTGCCTCGTTGTCGAATTCTCCCGCAAGGTTGTTGAGTGCGAGGTTTGCCACTTTCTCTTTGTCCTCTGGCAAATCGACTGCCCATACATCGACTTCCGTGCGCCCCATGGCTTGGTAAATCTTAAACCTCTGATGCCCACCAATGATCCTGTTTCCAGTCCGAACATTGATCGTGATGGGTTGAATATCCCCAAGCTCTGCAAGGCTTTTCGTGAGGCGACCCAACGCCTCTGGAGTAATTTTTCTAGGATTGTAGCCAGCCCCTTGTATCTCACTAAGGCTTAACCTCAATATCTTGGGGTACTTGCTCATTTGTAGCTAAAGTGGGTTCATTTTCGTCCAAGTCAATATCTTTCATATCACCAAGCTTTCCTCCCTTCGTCTTCTCGATTACTGCGATGATCTGTTTTACCCCATCAGCAATTGCATCTTTAGCAAGTTCTGGATCGCTGGGGTTTGCCCTCCTGCAAACACTAGCCCCCAATCCCTCCATGAGATTACGAATAGTCATCATGTACCTTGCAAAGATATTTCTTGCCACATCTGCATCAATCTTTGCCCCCATCGCAACCTGTAACGACTCGACTTTGATCTCTGCCTCCATCCTGCTTTTCACTGCTTCACGATGCGCCTTTACCAAGCTTGGCAATTTATGGGTTTCGTTGTTCGCCTGTGCATTATGCAAAATTGCATATGACACCTTTTCCGTATTTCTTGCTCTGGCCAAGCATCCATATATATCGTCCCTAGAAAGATCGCCCTTGCTCACTGGAACTGAAGTGTCTTTTGGGATTACCACCCCTCCAGAGATGCTGTTCGAAGGAAGCTTCCCAGATCGCTCCCTATTGTTTTCCCTCCAAGCAGTGGCGTTCTCAATCGTATCCGTTGGCATCCCCTTGTTTTTAAGCTTTGAGATATAGGGCTGGGAGCATCCCCAAGCGTCTGCTATTTCCTGTAATGTTGCCATTTCATTTTTATACTTCCAATTTATTTATTGAGCAAGATTATTTCTATTTTATGTTATAACCTAATGTTCAGTAAGTTATGTAGTTAAGAAATTGATCGGGGCTTCGCCAACCT